TAAAGACGTAAACTTTATTAGAGAATCTTTTCCTGATACTGATACTCCGTTTTATGGAAAGCCAGAATATTATGCAATATTTAGTGATACAGCAGTTATACTCGGACCTACTCCAGATGCTAATTATAACACTGAGCTTCATTACTATTATTATCCTGAGTCTATTGTTACAGCTGGTAACACTTGGTTGGGTGATAATTTTGATACTGCTTTATTCTATGGAAGTTTGTTGGAAGCAGCTGCGTTTATGAAAGACGAAGCAGATACAGTAACTCAATATATGAATAAGTATAATGAGGCTATGGGATTATTACAAAACTTAGGTGAAGGTAAAAACAGACGAGATGCTTACAGAAGTGGGCAAGAAAGGATACCGGTTAAATAATGAAAGAAATGAACTTTGGTAATTTACAGTTTGATGTAGTTACCTCAGAAGCAAACCAGGGTCATTCACCTGAACAGATAGCGGAAATGGCATTAGCAAAAATAATATATGTAGCTCAAGATGCTAATCCGTTAATACGTGAGCAAGCAGAAGCTTACAAAAATCACATTAGACATGTTCTAGTGCAATATATGAAAAAGGCTATTAAGTCTAATCATACAACAATAGCGAATAAACTGCGTGAAGCAGGGCATTCAGATTTAGTTAAAATTTTGGAGATATAAAAATGGCAATTACTCAAGCAATGTGTACGTCATTTAAAGTAGAATTACTGAATGGTGTTCATGCTTTTGGTACAACAGTGGCTCGCGCAGGTACAACTGCTGACACTTTTAACCTAGCATTATATACATCATCAGCTACATTAGATGCGACAACTACAGCATACACAGTTACTAACGAAGTATCGGGTACTGGATATTCTGCTGGTGGTCAAGCACTTACAACAGTTGCTCCGACATCATCAGGCACAACAGCTTTCCTAGACTTTAATGATGAGACATGGACATCTTCTACTATTACAGCACGCGGCGCTATGATTTATAATGACACACAAGCAGGTGACCCAGCTGTAGCAATATTAGATTTTGGTGCTGATAAGACATCAACAGCAGGTGACTTTACTGTAGTATTCCCTACAGCGGACGCTTCTAACGCTATTATTAGAATAGCCTAATAGGAGGCTAATATGGCTCTTGTTGTTAAAGACAGGGTAAAAGAAACTACTACCACGACAGGTACAGGTACTTTAACACTAGCTGGAGCAGTGACTGACTATCAAGCTTTCTCTGCTATCGGCGATGGTAATACAACGTATTACACTATTCAGTTAAGTGCTGCTGATGAATGGGAAGTAGGTCTTGGTACATATACTGCATCAGGTACAACTTTATCTCGTGATACTATTCTTGCGTCTTCTAATGCAGGGAGTGCTGTAAACTTTTCTGCAGGGACTAAAGATGTATTTGTTGTGTATCCAGCGGGTAAAGCAGTATACGGAGATGCAAACGGAGACGTTACAGTTTCTGGTGATTTATCAGGAGCTAATATAGAAGCATCAAATGGTATAGTTACAAACAATGAAACCGTTGGTGCTAATTATACTTTTCCTACAGGATATAATGGAATGAGTGTAGGACCAATTACTATTGGTAGTGGGGTTACAGTAACAGTACCGTCAGGACAACGCTGGGTAGTACTGTAAATGTTTTCCGATAGCCCTTTAGCCACCTCCGCCTTTTCGGCGTTAGGGAACATAAGTGTTTCCGTAGCTGTTACGGGTGTACAAGGAACTACTGGACTAGGAAACGAAACTGTTGTTGCAGGAGCAAATGTATTCCCAACAGGAGTAAATGCAACAGGTAATATAGGTGACGTAACAATCACCGCAGATGCAAATGTAAGTGTTACAGGAGTAGTAGGAACTACAGCACTAGGTTCAGCCACTACAAGTGCTGATGCAAATGTAAGTGTTACTGGAGAAGTAGGAACAACCACACTTAATAGTGTCACAGTAGTAGAAGGAACTGGAGTAAGTGTAGCTGTTACAGGTGAAGCAGGCACTACAACAGTAGGTGATGTAACAATCACCGCAGGTGCAAACGCAAGTGTTACAGGTGTACAAGGAACAACTGGGTTAGGTACAGCTGACGCAACAGGTGAAGCAAATGTAAGCGTTACAGGTGTACAAGGTACAACAGCTTTAAATAGTGTACAAATTAAATTTGATGTAGAAGTACCGGTAACAGGCGAAGAAGCAACAACAGATGTAGGCGATGTAACAGTAACAGCAGATGCAAATGTAAGTGTTACAGGGTTAGCTGGAACTACAGGATTAGGTTCTGCTACAGTAATAGAAGGCACAGGGGTTAGTGTTCCAGTAACTGGAGATGCAGGTACAAGTGCTTTAGGTTCTGTAACAGTAACAGAAGGAACCGGCGTAAGTGTAAATGTAACCGGCAACGCAGGTACAACAGGATTAGGAAGTGCAACTGTTACAGCGGACGCAAATGTTCCTATATCTTTAACACCAAGACTACGAAGTGGTTTAGGTAATGTAACAGTAGTAGAAGGTTCAGGAACTACTGTAAATGTAACAGGAGTAGAAGCACAAGGACAAACTAATGTATTTACTCTTGTATGGGGTGAAATAGATACTAATCAAACACCGAACTGGACAGATGTAACAACAACACAATCGCCTAACTGGACGGAGATAGCAGCATGATAAAAATAGAAGCAAATAAAAAAGAAGATGGCACAGTAGAATGTGCTTACGAAGTAGAACTTGAATGTTCAAATTGTGGTATGAAAGTAGACGCTGAAGAATATAGTTCAGGCACATGCTCTGACTGTGGTGAAGCTTGGAACGAAAAACGTCACACTAAAGTACATGCTACAAGTATTCCAATGGAAGGACAATCGAGTTAAAATAGCATAAAATCAAGGATAAATTATGGCAAGTACATATTCAGATTTAAAAATTGAGTTAATTGGTACCGGTGACCAATCAGGTACATGGGGCGTTACTACCAATACCAATTTAGGTACGGCAATAGAAGAAGCTATTACTGGCTCTGCCGACGTTAGCTTTTCAAGTGCAGATGTTACTTTAACAGCCAGTGATTCTAACGCTACTCAACCCTTTCGTAATCTAAGACTTAATCTAACAGGCACATCAGGTGGTGCTAGAAACTTAATTGTCCCAGCGATTGAAAAATTCTATATTATTAATAATGGGCTTGCAGATACTGTTACAGTTAAAAATAGTTCTGGTACAGGTATTGATGTTCCAGCTGGTAAGACTACTCTTGTATTTAATGATGGAACTAACGTTGTAAATGTTATTAATGATTTAGCTTCTCTAAGTATAACTTCAGCAGATATTAATGGCGGTACTATAGATAGTACAGTTATAGGTGGAGGTACAGCTGCAGCAGGAACATTTACTAATTTAACTTCATCAGGCAATTTAACTTCATCAGGCAATTTAACTGCGGCAAATTTATCTGCATCAGGCACAGTTTCAGGCGTAGGATTTAGTAATTATTTAGCCTCACCTCCAGCAATCGGCGGAACAGCGGCAGCGGCGGGTACATTTACAACAGGTACATTTACAGGAATCACAATCTCTGGTGGAACCTTAACAACACCAGCAACTTTAACTTTCTCATCTACAGCAAGTGTAAGATTACCAAATGGTACAACAGCTGAAAGACCAGGCACTCCACTAGCTGGTATGATGAGGTATAATAGTGACACTACAAGGTTTGAAGGGTATACTACTAGTTGGGGAAGTATTGGTGGAGGAGCTACAGGTGGAGGTGATGATGAAGTCTTCCAAGAGAATCAATTAATAGTAACAACAAGTTATACCTTATCTACAGGTAAAAGTGCAATGAGTGTAGGCCCTATTACAATTAACTCAGGTGCTACAGTAACTATACCAAGCGGACAACGCTGGGTTATATTATAGGAATATATTATGTCAATAACATTAAACGCGGATACAACCAACGGATTAGTATTAACATCAGATACATCTGGTGAGATAAAACTACAGAGTGCTGGTGCAGACATTGCTACAGTAGATAGCAGTGGTATTACAATGGCAGCTGGCAAGACATTACCAGCATCATCATTAACTGGCGCATTACCAGCGATTGATGGTTCTGCTTTAACAGGCATACCAGCACCAGCAGCTTTATCTACAGCAAGTGGTTCAGCACCTAGTTATAGTGCAAGAGCATGGGTTTCTTGGGACGGAGGTGCTACAGCAGTCAGCACTATATTTGGTTCAGGTAATGTATCATCTGTTACAGACAATGGAACAGGACAGTCTACTATTAATTTTACAACTGCCTTACCAAATGCAAACTATGCAGTCGTTGGTATGGCAACAGGATACTCCAACTTGTGTAATGAGAACATGGTTATACAAAGTGCTGATGGAAGTGGTGACCAAAACCCAACAACAAAAACAACATCAGCAGTGCGAGTAGCGTATGGTCATGCTAATACAGCAGGACTGGCACACATTGGGTACTTAACATTAGTAGTTATAGGGTAAGAAAAAATTATGGATAAAAGAATAGTATATAAAAACGATGATGGAACAATATCAATTATTGTACCAGCAGATTGTGGTTTAACGATTGAAGAAATCGCAGCTAAAGATGTTCCAGCTGGTAAGGAACATTGGATAGTTGATGCTTCAGAAATACCATCAGATAGAGCTTTTAGAAACGCATGGGAGTGGGCATAATGGCAATACAAGTAAACATTACAAAAGCAAAAGATATTACTAAAGACAGACTTCGTGAAGAAAGACAACCATTACTAGAAGCACAAGATGTTGCATTTCAAAGAGCGTTAGAAGCTGGTGAAGATACAACAGCAATCGTAGCTGAAAAGCAAAGGCTGCGTGACATTACTAACCAAGTAGACAGTATGACAACTGTTGAAGAATTAAAAGGTGCAACTGTATAATGGCTAGTATAAATCTAAAAGGCTCTACTTCAGGCGAAATAACAATATCAGCTCCGGCAGTTGCAGGTTCAAACACGCTTACTATACCTGCAAGTACGGGCACTATGATAATCAATGATGGCACAGGGTCTATAGAAGTCCCAGCGGGTACAACTGCTGAAAGACCTGTAAGCCCCGCTCAAGGCGATTTAAGATATAACACAACCGAGTCACAATTAGAAATATACAATGGTACTGCTTGGCA